ACCTCCAGGGATCTCATCACGCATTGAACCATAGATACCAACAGGTTTACCCTGTGTCTTGTGATCGCATATTGATCACCTACTAATGGCACATTAGACTCAAAGAGTCTATGCCTGCGTGCCTTCAATCCAAATGATGAGCCACAAAACTGTACTGGATTAATTAATGGTGCACCTGGTACATTTTCAATGACATAAGTTATACCACTGGCAATTAAAGCTTCTCTTGTTTGTGGAATTAGATCTATCTTATCCGTGCTCTTGCCTTGTGCATTACGCAAGTGCTTAGTTGCACTATGCGTTTGACAGGGTGGACTAGCTGCAATCACATCAAAAGTACGTAGATATTCCAAATCTTGTAGTATCTCCAGGCAATCTGCTTGTATGAAAGTAAAGGGATACCGCTTCTGCTTCTTGATATCTATACCAGTAACCTCAAAGCCAGCGTCAACATAACCTTTACTCGCTCCCCCTGCCTTACAATATAGGTCAAGAAGTTTCATCAGTACCAGCCGACTCTGTTGCTGTGCTGGAGACTGCGGCAGAAACTTCCTGAGTAACGGTGCTCAACATATCGCACAGCGTGGAGGATTTGGATAGCAGGCTCGCTACTTCTCTCTCTAAGGAGCTGAGCAATTCCGTAAGCACTGGATCGTTTGTTGTCTGCCAAGTGGTCAAGCCGGCTCTCACGGGTCCAAAGGGTGAGCGCACATTTGACCTGACTGTCGTTGTAACCGAGTGCGTTGAGGTAACTAATGATAAGTGCCTTGTTCTCACGCTTCTCCTCCATAGTTGCCTTCGTCCTCGCCTGCATCTGCGGGATCTCCAAAGGGTGGTGCGCCGTTTGCTCTGGTATGAATACCAACAGTAAGCCTGCTATCAGGAGTAATACTCCAAGTCTTGCCCTCTTGCTCATCAAAACTCCTTTGTTCATCAAGCAGTTGCTTGTACGTGTCCGGATATAGGTGAGCTAGGCGCACTAGCGCCTTGTCTCTTGCCCTGCGGTAGTTGCGGTAATGAACTACTTGTCTCCCGCTTACCTGCTTACTCTCCATTGATCTTGTCCTCCCACACTATAAGCACATATGCTACCAGCATTACTAGTATCAGACCTAACGCTAGACTCATAAGCTGGCTGCTTTAATGATGTCGGTGATGTCTAGGCTCTGACCCACTAAGTGAGCGTCCTCTTCATCGCTCTCCCACCCCGATACCAGCACACGGGAGTTGCTAGGAGCAAGGCTTAGCCATTGCATACAATGCTCAGCGTTATTACCTCCCCATTCAGCGTTCCCGTTCTCGTCCACTACCTCATAGAGCAGGATAAGTGGGGACTTCTTTGGGTGTATGGTGTAGATATTACTCATCAGCTAACTCCTTTAGATACTCTTCAATGGCTTCTGACTTATGATACTCAGCATCATAATCAAAATTATTCTTAGCTATCTCTAACGCTTCGATAAGTAGCTCATTAGTTATCATCAGCCTCTCCCTCTAGTCCGAACAAGCGTGATAGCGCACTATTAGCACGCTCTAGATTCTTAATAGCCCTGGCTATCTCCTCCTGCTTAAGATCTATCTCAGCTTGATTAAGACATAAGTTAGCCTTAGCTGCTAGATACTCTTCATTCATTGCTATCTCCCTCGCTTGGTAAACACGATACGCACCACGCAGTATCGTTGCCCTCTTTCACTATCTGGCCCTCAACATCGGCCCACACTATCTCCTCCTCATCTAGCTCATCACTACATCTAAAGCACTTAATAGGCTCTACCTCCTCCTCTACCCCATAGAATACCGGGTCATTTAGCTCTGGCTCGTAACTCATAGTGTCCCCCTTGCCATTAGCCATTCATCAGCTAGGTGTAAAGTAATAGCCTTACCCGCCTCTCCCATAGCTGCCATTAAAGTACCGGCTACGCCGGCTCCCTCGATTATGCAATTACCGTTAGTGTCTAATAGATCTATTAACCACGCTCTCTGGCTCTCGCTCTCCATATCCTCGAACTCTCGAATACTAATACGGTAATTAGTCTCGCTTAATTCTTGCATTACGCTACCTCCACTTTCGTATCTCTACCGCAATCTTGACAAGACCAGTAAACCCCGCCCTGACTGCTTGTATATTGAATGATCGCTTTACAGTATCTACATCTCATTAAGCCACCTCTCCCTCTACTAAATCGTCGCACTCAGCGCAACTGTATCCATCGGGATAACCTGATAATTCTACTCGCTCTAATACATCTTGATAGAGCGGGTTATCTGCACACTTAGGGCAGATTAAGCCTAGATCCTCTACTATAAAGCCATAATCATTCATTACTTTACCTCTCCCTCTATCGCTAGTTTAAATTGTGCTTTAGCTTGCGCTAAGGTGTAACCGTAATAGCTGCGGGTAAATAGATAAGCATTACTACCCTCTCCCGCTATCTCGCTTATTACATAAGCGCCACTATGCTTTACTCTCTCTATCGTCATTACTTTCACCCTTATTCTCTTAACTATCTCACTAGCTCTTAGTAAGATACTACCTTACTCTACCCTATATAGGTAGAATAAGATAGTACGCCACTAACTAATTGCTTAAGCGCATAGGCATAAGGAGAGCCTTCCATTCCACTTTATCCCCTATTAGTCCGATTACCATAGGCATACGCTCTCCCTTGAAAGTAACCGATACCTGCACACCCTTGCCTACTATCTTCGCATAATCAGCGAAGAATGCAGGGTTGAAAGCGATAGTCTCAATAGCGGTTACCTCTCCCTTAGCGAATAGATCGCTGAAGGTGTTAGGGTAATTCTCACTTAACACGGTAAGTGTGAGTGAGCTGCCATTAGTGCTCACGGTTAGCAGGTCACCTATACGGTTAAGAGTAAACAAGCCTAGCTTGTTAGCCTTAGCCACCTCTATCACTCTCTTAATATCATCTAGCGCGATAAGAGTATGGTCTAAATGGCCCTCTCCCGCTATCTTACCCTCGATTAAGCGGTATCTATCGGTGGCACGGGCTATTAGACTACCTGCCCCACCTAGCAGCTGCACGCTATTAAGAGAGCGTAGGGCAGACTTACCCTTATCCGCGTGAGTAATTGCGCCCTCTAGCAACTCTAATAGGTCAATAGATCCGATAGTGATGTTATTCATCACCAGGTTGGTCTCTCCCTCTTTCACTATCTTGCTCTCATTCTCTTTTACAGCAGTCATTCTCTCACCCTTATCTCTTAGTTATTTAGATCCGATTAGGTAATCGGCCCCCGCTCTCTCACTCAATCGAGCAAGAGAGCGAGAGTCACCTACCTAGTGAAAGCTGCAGGGTCACACTCTAAGAGTGTCCCGATACAATAGCCCTCTCCTTCTATATACCAGATATGACCAGATACCCACCATAAGCCCGCAATGGCTAGGCCTATCGCAATGCCTAACACTAGCCACCCTCTAGGCGTGAGGTTATTCATCATCACACTCACAATCGCTTAAGACATTAGAGCATTCTGCACACTCTTGAGTCCCTTCATAATCGGATAGGCCTACACGGTAGGCAATAGGGTCACACTCTTGTAATGCGTAAGCGGTCCCGTATTCATATCCCGCAATCTTAACCGTGCCATAGCAATCGTCTAACATCTCTTTATATTGCTCTTCAATCTCATAATCTTGCAATTTAGCCATTAGATATTCTCCTCTTGCTTATTCCAACATTCATTGCAGATTGCATTATAAAAGTCCACTCCGGTCCAATTAGAGCGCAGGGTTGCTTTAGTTGATTCTGATAAAAGATTCTCGCTTGCCTGGCATATGTCGCAATTCATTAGATATTCTCCTTCACTAGTTGCTTAGCCTGGTCCCATAAGGTGGAGACGATTAGGTCAATATCCTTTAGGTCATCGAATGAGTCGAGGATGTTATTAGTACCGTCTAAATCGTAGGCATTCCAAGAATATCCACTATCGCTCTCTAGTGATTCACCAAAGGCTAGTTCAACTCCACTAGGCAACACGATAGAGACATAACCAGGATATGACCAGGTTACTTTAGAGCCATTAGGCGCGGTCTCTTCAATCTTATTCATAATATCTTTTATATCTTTAGTATTCATTAGTTAGTCTCCTCTTCATTACTAAAGTAATCTGCATAGATGTCGGTCTCTTCAATACCATCGAATAAGTCACTTAGGTATTCAATAGCGTACTTTGCGCCATCTATAAAGCCCTGCTGATATAGGTCTGGCTTGTTAGTCATAATCTTTACCCTTATCCATTAGAGACGATTAGGTAGGTGGTCTCTAATAAGTAGAGGGTAATGCCTACGGTATAGCGATGTCAACCACCTAACCGGGTCAATTCTGGCCCGTGTCGGGTCACTTATCTAATCGGATCTAATAAGAGTTAGGGCCGGGCCGATAGGCCAGGGACCAGGGTTAGCCCGGTGGCAGCTGCAAAGGTGATAGGTCCGCCTAGTATCTGGCCAGATAGTTACACGATAGCCGGGTGAGTAATGGCCCGGCTCTATCGGATAGGGCTAGGCCTTGCAAGGTTAGGCGGTTACTTAATAGCTGCAAGGGTTAAGGGTTAGGTGTGCCGGGTAGGTAGTGCGCCCCTATCTCTTTTCTAACTCCCTAGACATCTAGCCCGCAACTGTCTAACCCTTAGCCATACGGTTAGGGTCTAGGCCGTAACGGTGACCCCCCCTTGTTGAATTGTGGCGCGGTGGTCCGGTTACTCCCCAACAAAATATATTTCCTAAAGTGAGATCCCATAATATAGCTCTGACCTGCGGTTATAGTAGGTGTGATGTAAGTCACATTGTAAAAGCGAGAAAACCAGTTCGTTTCCTGCCTTATATATAGTAAGGGGCTTTAATAGGAAAGGCCCTGAGTAGATACGGTTTGGCCTCTAGCGAGGCCCCTAGGCCGAGTTAAGTCTTACCCCTCAGTTCGCTGTAGCTCCCTCGGGCGTTAAGCCCGAACTGCCCAGTACTTTTAGTGGGGATAGATCTATTTACTAGTAGAAAATCATTCGACCTAGTATAAGAAATGAGCATCCGCGCCGATGATACGCAACTACACCGAAGAAGAAATTTATCTAAAAACGACCTCTAGTAGAAAATTCTGGAACCAGTATAAAGCGCAGCGAGAACCCCGTCGCTTAGAAATGCGCCGCAAAATCGCGGCAGCAATTCTAGTAGAAGAGATGAGACGGGCAAACAATGGCTGAAAATAGTGCTGATATCGCCAAGAGAATTATCCTTGGCTGTGTAGCTGAAGGTATGACCATTGAGGCCGCCTGTACCTCCGCCGGCAAATCAATGAAGACCTACGAGTACTATCGCAGAACCGACAAGATATTTACAGACAAGGTAGACCGAACACGCCTTGGTCTAAAGGATAAGTCCTTTGCAGCATCTGATGTACACGACCTGAGCTTTCCAGACTTTCGCCAGAAGTACCTACACTCCCGCACTTTCCCACACCAGCAGAACCTGATTGATGTAATCGAAGGTAGAGAACCTGGCTGGCTACATCCTAGTATGAAGTACGAAAAGGGTCTAGCTAATAACAGAATCCTTCTTAACATTCCGCCCAACCACGCCAAGTCTATGACTGTAACCATTGATTACGTCACGTGGCAGGTATGTCAGAACCCTAACTTTAGAGTACTCATCGTATCTCAGACGCAGCAGTTAGCTGCCGACTTTCTCTACGCCATCAAGCAACGCCTGACTCATCCAAATTATGAAGCACTCCAACAGGCTTACGCTGCTGGCGTAGGGTTTAACTCTAAGTCAGCCTCGTGGCAGGCTACCCGTGTCACCTTTGGTGATGAGCTTCGTGAGTCCAGCGAGAAAGACCCGAACATCGAAGCCGTTGGTATCGGTGGTCAGATCTACGGCAAGCGTGCAGATATGATTATAGTAGATGACGCAGTAACCTTGAAGAACGCCAACGAGTTTGAGAAGCAGATTAGATGGCTTACCCAGGATGTGCGCTCTCGTTTGAACCCTACTGGTAAATTGATTATTATTGGTACGCGAGTATCTGCAGTAGATTTATACAAGGAGCTACGCTCAGAAGACCGCTACCCTGGTGGACAGGTCCCTTGGACCTACCTTGCAATGCCGGCTCTGCTTTCTACAGACAATGACCCCGACAAGTGGGAAACCCTCTGGCCTGCAAGTGATGCCCCCTTTGATGGTCAGATGGAATCTGATAAAGATGAGGACGGCCTCTATCCTAGATGGAATGGTCGCAACCTTTACAACGAACGCCAAGCTATGGATGCAAGCACCTGGGCTTTGGTTTATCAACAACAAGATATCTCAGATGATGCCATCTTTGACCCAGTATGTGTGCGAGGTTCTATAGATGGTATGCGTAAAGCAGGTCGCTTGGTTCCTGGTAACCCAGGCCATCCGCGTGATGTCAACGGCTTTTCTTTTATTTGTGGTCTTGATCCCGCTATGGTTGGTGATACAGCCGTCGTTTGTTACGCTGTTGATAGGGCTACACATAAACGCTATATCGTTGATGCTATTAAAATTACTAGGCCAACGCCTGCTGCAATCCGTCAGCTAATCTTTGACTGGACTACCCTCTACTCACCCAGTGAGTGGATTGTAGAGAAGAACGCATTTCAATCTTTCTTAACTCAGGATGAAGGTATCCGTGCAAACTTGGCCAGCCGAGGAGTGCTACTGCGGGAACACCATACTGGAACCAACAAGTGGGACTCAGGCTTTGGTGTTGCATCAATGTCAACTTTGTTCGGCACCAAGCAGTTCGATGGCAAGCACCACCGCGATAACCTTATTCACTTACCTTCAGATCAAACTGAAAACGTTAAGGCGCTCATTGAGCAATTGATTACGTGGTCGCCTACTACTAAAGGCAAGACCGATATGGTGATGGCTCTGTGGTTCTGTGAGATTAGAGCACGTGAGATGCTCAACCAAGGTATGCACAAGACCCACCATATGAAAAACCCTTTCCTATCTCGACAAGAAGTAGGCAAACGAACAGTTATCAACATAGATGAACTGCTCGCAGAGAAAGACCGCACATTCATCTAAGGAGACAACAATGGCTACTAATAAAGGCGCAAAAGGAAAACCTGAAACTTACAAAGAAACTAAAAAAGGTTCAGGTAAGCCTAAGTATCAGAATGTAATTAAAGAAGCACGTGTTAATACAAAGAAACCTACGGTTACTCGTTTAGCAGGCAAGGCTTTAACAAAAGCAGAAGCCAAAGCAAAGATGAAAAAAGAACCTAATATCCCAAAGCAAATTGACCGCGAAGCAAAAGAGAAAAAAGGTCAACGTACAGCAAGGCCTTCAACACCAAAAGTTCCTGTAAAGGCACGTGGTGGTTCAGGTATGCGCGGCGGTATTGGTTCATTCGGCAGTGGCAGCGGTCTTCGCGGCTCAGTAAACAAGTAGGAGATAGTAATGGCACAAATGAAGAAGCCTGCGCCTAAGAAGCCAATGGCACCACGTACACCATCAACTGGTGTTAAGAAGCCTATGCCTAAGCCACTTACAGGACCTGCTGCTGTAAAAGAATACCAGCGTCAGGTATCACCTGCAGGTGTTAAGAAGTCTGAAGCAAATGCAAAGAAAGCCATTGCTAAGAAGTACCCAGGATTAACTAAAAAGTCTAAGTAAGGACCTCCATTGTTATCAGTCAAAGAAGTAGACGCTAAGCTAGCACGCTTACGTACGCGCTCATCAGCGCGAGATCAACGTATGCGTGATGTGCTCTCAGTGCGTCAGGGTGATATCTCTAAGGTATACCCAGCAATGTTTTCAGAGGAATACCCAAAGCCTCTGGTTGCAAACTTCATTGACGTCGCAGCACGTGACTTAGCCGAAGCAATGGCACCACTGCCATCCTTTAACTGCTCAGCAACCAATATGGTTTCAGATGCAGCACGCAAGGCAGCAGATACTAGAACTCGTATTGCAAACTTTTATGTAACAAACTCTGACCTACAACTGCAGATGTATACAGCCGCAGACTGGTATAACACCTACGGTCTTGGTATCGGTATGGTTGAGATGGACTTTGAGGACAACAATCCTCGTATCCGTATGCTCAACCCATTCGGTACTTACCCAGAGTTAGATCGTTATGGTCGTGTGTTATCTGTTATGCAGGTCATCGTTACCGATGCTGAGACATTAGCGGCGCAGTACCCAGAGTATTACGATTTGATTCTAGGCCGAAACCAGTATGGCCTTTCTTCTCCTTATATCTCAATGGTCAAGTACCACGATAAAGACCAAGACCTGCTCTACTTACCAGAGCGCAAGAACTTAGTACTATCACGTACGCCAAATATCTTAGGACGACCAATGGCATCTGTCATTATGCGTTCCTCCCTAGATGGTGAAGCACGTGGACAGTTTGATGATGTTCTATCAGTTCAACTTGCTCGTGCTCGCTTTGCAATCTTGCAGATTCAAGCTGCAGAGAAATCTATCCAAGCACCTATTGCTATCCCACAAGATGTGCAAGAACTTGCTCTTGGTCCAGATTCCATTATGCGCTCTGCCAATCCACAAGGCATTCGTCGTGTTTCATTAGAACTACCACCTGGAGTCTTTACAGAGTCCGGAGTCCTTGAGCGTGAACTACGCCTTGGTGCTCGTTATCCTGAATCTCGTTCAGGTAACATTGACGCATCAGTAGTTACTGGTCGCGGTGTACAAGCACTACAAGCAGGCTTTGATACACAGATCAAGGCAGCACAAGCTCAGTTTGCTCGTATGTTCCAAGAACTTATCTCAGTATGCTTTGAAGCAGATGAGAAAGTATTTGGTGGTATTCCAAAGACCATCAAGGGAACAGATGACGGAACACCTTACGTTCTCAAGTACACACCATCTCGTGACATCAAGGGTGAGTACGGCGTAGATGTACGCTACGGAATTATGTCTGGTATGGATCCTAACCGTGCCATCATTGCTTTACTACAAATGCGTTCAGACAAGCTCGTATCTCGTGACTATGTACGTCGTGAGATTCCAATGGACTTAAATGTTACGCAGGAGGAACAACGTGTTGATATCGAAGAAATGCGTGATTCTTTGCGGGTGGCTGTTGCTCAGTATGCTCAAGCCATTCCAGCCCTTGCAGCGCAAGGTCAAGACCCTAGTGAAATCATTACCCGTATTGCATCTGTTATCCAAGGTCGCCAAAAGGGTCAATCGCTAGAAAGCACAATCGAAAAAGCATTTACACCAGAACCACCTCCAACCCAGCAGATGCCACCTATGGCTCCAGGTATGGAACAACAGCTTCCAGCAGCAGGTGCGGCCCCCGCTCCTGCCTCGCAGCAACCTCCACAAGAACAAGCTGGTCAGGCCCCTGCTGCTGGTCAAAAACCCGATATAGCCCAACTACTAGCTGGTATCACCGGCGCAGCATAATCAGAGGAGGTGTAATATGAATAAAGGATCACGTGCAGCAGCACCAATGTCAAAAGCCGTCGAAGGCAAGAAGGATACCTCCAAGCCAGCAGGACCAGGCAAGGTAGTACCATCAATGATGCCAGCAGGACGACGCGGAAACGCAGTCAAAAAGGGATAATAACTTTTTAACGGAGGGTGTACTGGGCGATGAAAGATGATAAATATGTTCCTCGTCCAGTGCGCTTTCTTGATTTTGTTGTAGTAGGCATAGGCTTTATACACAACATTGCATCATCTATTGAAACTTTAACAGGTGAGTTAATGGAGTTAACAATTTATCAATCAAATCATCTTACCCAAACTAATAGAGCGTGGGAAGATATGACAGCAGATTTAGAAAGATTAGAGGAGGACAAATGACAACTGCACCAATGAACCCAAAGGCAGGCGTATCAGGTCCAGGTAAGTTCTCAGTTCGTACAGATAAATTAGAAATGGGTTCCAAGGCATACGGCGAAGGCGTAGAGACACAGGCTATTCAGTCTGGTGCTCCGCTAGCCAAGACTGGTGATGTTCGTCCAACCCGTGCAGGAGATGTGCGTGAAGCAGCAACACAGGCACCAGTAACAGAATTATTTGCACCAACTACACGACCAGCAGAACCAATTACTTCAGGTATTGATATGGGCGCAGGCTCACCAGCAAAAGCATTGATGATGCAAAAGTCTGTTACAAAGACTTCAGATACGCTAGCAAAGATGTTGCCATATGACACAGACGGTTCTATTGCCATCTTGTATCAGCAGGCCGTTGCGCGAGGTGACTAGTTGGCTGATCTCAACGCTGCTTCCAGTGCTGCAGGTTTAACTCCTGCAGAAAAAAAAGCAATGGAAGCGTTAAGTAAAACGCTATCCGTTCATCGTGAACTTTCTAATTTACCGCAAAAGACTGCACAACAGGCCTATGCTTCAAAGTCTCCTGAACAACAGGCAGCCCTTAAGCGTGTAGCAGGAGAAGAAGACCCTGTTACTAAGCCACAACGTGGCTGGTTGGGTACTGCGTGGCACTACACAGGTGGAAAATTACTAGCAGGACTTACTGAAGTTTCAGATCTTACAACTCGTGCATATCGTGCAGCAGTTATTCCTATTGCAGAACGTGGCGAACTAGGATTTGCTTGGACTGAAGCAAACGATAAAGGCGATAAAGTATTTAACCCAGGTCGCATTGAAAATGCTAAAACAAAGTTTGGTACAGATCGCGTCAATGTTGCAATGCGAGTTGCATCTGGTGAGAAGTTAAGCCAAATTGCTTCATCTGGTACAGACTCAGAACGTCAGATTGCAGCAATGGCTGCACAAAATAAAGATGATTTGTTTCAGGATGCACTGGATGCAGCACAAGCTGCTAAGTACTCTCCTGGTCGCCAAATTGCAAACCTTGTTACACCTGCACAGGTTGAAGGTTCAGGCTTTTTCTATCGTGCAGTATCAGGTACATTCGATGCGGCATACCGCATCCTTGCAGACCCACTACTTGTCGCTGGTAAAGCAAAACGTCTAGTAGATATATCTCGCTATTCAGTTGATGTTGTTGTTGGCGGAGATAAAGTAACTGAAGTATTTGCACGTCCACAAGTACAAAACTTTTGGAACTCATATGGCGCAGACCTTGCAGCCTACAAGAAAGCTATTGATTCTGGTGCTACAAAGGAAGCAGTTGCTATCAAGCAACGTCTTACGAGACTTGCTCCTGAGTTTGGTGATCCAGTAATTAAATCTTTTATTAACACAGCAGATGATGCTGTGCCTATTACAGATGCTCTCAGCGCTAAGGCTTTCTTTGAGAATGCCAAGCAACTAGAAGAGATGATGAAGGGCCAGATTGGTCGCAAGCGTGTGATGATTCCACGCTTAGATGCAGCTCGCAAAGCACGCATCCTTTCTGTTACTACTGTTAATAAAGTTATTAACCTAGATAAAATTGGTCCTAGATTTGTTGATGACCTTTACTTCGGTGGAGCAGCTACTGATGACGGTATTGCAAAGGCAGTCATTGACGGTCAAGAAACTATTGTCAATACAGTCAAGGCTAACCGTAATGCTAAAGGAACAGCACGATTTTCTATGGCGCAGGTTCAGTATCGCATTGACCGATTCAAGGCTAAGTTTACACAAGTGCCTATGTTTCAAGATGACTTGTTTGATGTTACCTCTAAAGATGGCGCATCATTAGTTTACCGTTATGCACGCTTGGTTCTTCCAAAGAATGAATCTAAGTTAATTGCACAAGCATTTGATAATGCTGAAGTAGGACGCAAGAAGGAAATCTTTTACGGTTTACAATCAACTATCGCTGACATTCGCGGGTTAAATGTAACCAAAGAAGGCAAAGTAATTGCAGACCAGTTGAAGGCTACGCCTAAGCGTGAGTTTGCTGTAACAGATCCTCGTACTGGATACAATCCAGCAGCTCTACCAGATGGTGAGCAAGTAGGTTTGATTTTGTCTGACCTATCAGATTATGTATCTACGCTTAGTGTTCGTGATATTGACCGAGCAGCAAGCCGTTCAGGACTTATCCAACAGATTGCCGGACTTGCACATTCTAATTGGGTGGAGAAGATGACCACAGGTTGGTCATTCTTAACTCTTGCTGGTCCTCGTTATGCTATTCGTAACGCAACAGAAGATTTAATGGTCCACCTTGCAATTGGTGAGTCACCATTTGGTTTAGTAAAGGCACGTGCTCTATCAACTCGTTTGCGTACAGCACGCCAAGTAGAAGAAGGTCTAACTAAGTTAGGCAAATCAGCACAAGATCCACTAGGTGGAGTAATTCGTTTTGTTAATGGTAAAGAAGCCAAGCACTATTCACAGGCTATTGTGGCAGCACAAGGCGATGTAGTCAAGATTCGCCAGATTACTGCACAGGCTTTGAACGAGGGTAAACTTGCACGTTTCTATGACCAAACAGGTTTAGGTAAGTTTACTGTTGATGACCGCAAGTATCTGCAAGAGCAGATTCTCTTTGGTGACCTAGACAATGCCCTTATGGATGTTGTTGAAGGTGGCAAGAACGCATTTACTGGAGCTGATACGTTTACACGTACACTTAACTTTGCTCGTAAGAACAATGTTCGTACAAGTGAACTAGGTTACAACTTGCCAAAAGGCAAGTTTGCACGTGCTAAAGGCGCTAAGGCTTATACAAGTATGGCACCTCTTGCTAATGAAGCAAATCAAGTTTCTTGGGCAATGCGTATTGGGTATTACTCAAATGACAGACTAGGCCGTATTGCAGTAGCGAACCTTGGCGATGAAGCAATTGATGCAGAGGTTGCAATTGGCAAGATTGCTAATTGGCTTAATGACCCAGCAAACGCTAAGCAGGTTGCAGCATTCCGTATGGAAGAGCGTGGCATCAGCACAGAAGAACACGCAAAGCGTATTTATGACGCAGCAAAGCAACTATTTGTTAAGAAGGACGGCAAACTTAATAGAGACTTACTCGCTAAGGTTCGTTCTTGGGATGATGAACTAGGTGAGTATCGTATTACCGGTAAGTTAGGTCTTGATGATCTACCTAAAAACATTGATGATGTCCCAGATTACATTGTTGGACCGCAGTTAGTACCAGTAACAGATACTGGTAACTACACCACATCTATGATGGAGTGGGGTTGGGACTGGTTAGGTGAGGCTAATGCTCGTCTATCACGTGAACCTATGGTTCTGTCTGAGATGATTAAGCTCCGTAAGGAGTTTGACAAGTCTGGATTTGAAAAGGCTTTTATTGCATCATATCAAAAGGGTATTACAGACCCAACAGCACTTGCTAAAGCAGAGTTTAATGCACGTACAAAGCTAGCAGAGATTGTAGAAGACCGAGCACGTTTGCAGACATTGGCTTATGTTGATAACCCTGCAATACAAAGCCAGATGGCTTTCTCGATTCGTAACTTTGCACGCTTCTATCGTGCTACTGAAGACTTCTATCGTCGTATGTACCGCGTTGTGCGCTACAACCCAGAGGCTATTGTTAAGGCAAGCCTTACTTATGAGGGTGTAACCCACTCAGGTTGGGTACAAAATGACGATCAGGGCGAGCCATACTTCATCTATCCTGGTACACAGTACGTTTACAAGGCAGTTCAAGCTGCAATGCAGGCATTAGGTGTACCAGCAGAGTTTAAGACACCATTCCCAGTAGAGTTTGGTGCTAAGTTAAAGATGATTACACCATCTTTGAACCCAGAGTCAGCAGTTCCTACACTTGCAGGACCACTATCTGGTTTCTCAATCAAGGTTGCATCAAACCTTGTAGGTATCTTTAGCCCAGGGGCCGCAGATCGCATCACAACTACACTTTTAGGTAAGTATGCAGAAGACCAACCAATGGTTTCAGCATTCTTGCCAGCACACGTCAACCGTATCTACTCAGCAATGAACCAAGATGAGCGTGATGGTCAGTACGCATCAGCTATGCGTAAGGCTATGACATATCTTGAAGCAGGTGGACACGGACTTGTGCAAAAGTATGAGACAGTTGATGGACAAGAGATACCAATTCCATTTAGCGCAGCAGAATTAGATGATTACCGTCTTCGTTTGAAGAACACCACACTAGGTATCCTAGGTATGCGTGTTGTCTATGGCTTTACTGCACCTGCTACAGCACAAGTTCAGCTTAAGTCTGAGATGGCTGACTGGGTACGCGATAATGGTGAGGCATCATTCAAGCAGACCTGGTATGGGCTACTAGATAAGTACGGCGATTACGATACAGCAATGACTGAATGGGTAAAGCGTTACCCAGATCAGATGCCATTTACTGTATCAGAATCAGAGCGTTCAACTGTTGCTTACTTCCGTTACGCAAAGGAATCAGGCGACTTCGTTGACAGTAACGAATCACTATTTAAGCAATATCCACAAGGTGCAGCATTCCTTATTCCTCACAAGGCTGGATACTCTTGGGATGCCTACAAGACTATGACTGATATGGGTCTTCGTACCAATAAGACAGTCGCTGACTTTATGCGTGAGGTACAGACTGCAGCAGATATGCAGACTTATTACGAAAAGAAGAACACATACGAAGAAGGTCTTAAGTCTGTAGGTACAGACTTTGAACGTTCACAACTTCGTGCAGAGTTCCAAAATTGGGCAACAGTATTCAAGGCTGGACGACCACTTGTGCAGGAAGAACTAGCACAGGGCGGCAAGAAGGCTATTGAGCGTATGAAAGCACTCAACGACTTGCAGAAGATGCTAGATGAAAAGGCTGCATATAAGGCAGCGCCTGAAACAACTAAGAAGTTGCGTCAGATGATGGATCTTTACAATTCATACAAGGCAACTAAGGACCAGTTCGAAGGTATTGGCGGTAGCCAGTTCCTTATCAATATGAATAAGGAAGAAACTATTATCAAAATGCGTCAACTTTCAGAGTTTAATGAGAACACACAGAGTGCATATAATGTACTCTTTGGTAGATTGTTAGGAGACTAAATTGCCAGTAGGTTCAAGTAGCAGTGTAGCGAAGATTACTCCACGCACACCTGAAGAAAAGCAATCTAACACTACCTCTGATTACACAGAGTTCTTATCTGTTGTTGCTAAAAGCCCAGCACTAATTACTGGTTACTCCAAGTTGCTCAAAGCGGCTGGATACTACAAGGGTAAGATTACTGATAAGTATACACCTGCTTTACAAAGAGCATTTTCTGCTGCAGAAGAAGCACGCTTATCTATCAGCGCAGTGCGTCCTATGGGACGCGATGAGTTTCTACAGGAAACTGTCTCTCTTGGTGGCACAGGTACAGATACAGGCCCAACTACAGTTACTAGCGTAACTAAGTATAAGCCAGAGGCTGCACAACAATTAGTTGATTCAATCATCAGAGACACTTTGGGACGCAAAGCTACTGCTGCTGAAATTAAGAAGTATTCAGCAATGCTTAAGGCTGTTGAAGGTAAAGCAGCGAGCACAACAACCTACGGTAAGGGTGCTAAGCAGACACAGACAACTATGGCTGGTTTAGATGAAAAGCAATACCTAGTAGATCAAATTTCAGGTACAGATGAAGGCAAGGCTAACAAAGTCCTTGGTTTCTATGAGACATTTATGAACGCATTGGGTGGTGGTCGCTAATGGCTGAAGCAGGATTTAACCGCCTTAAAGGAAACGTAGACCGCATAGAACGTGCTATCTCTACGGCTAAAAGAAGCCTTAATACAAATAAGAAATTTGCTGAAGGTGTTGACTACTCAGAAGAGTTACGTGCAAAGTCTTTAAGAGATTACAAACTAGACCAAAAAGAATTAGAAAAATTACAAGAAGATCTAAAGCAAGCTAATACAGTCTTAAAAAAGTTTGTTGCTGAAGAGCGCTCAAAAAAGGGCCAAGAAAAAGCAAAACTTATTGAAGGCAAGTATGCAAAATTACAGGAAGCCCTTGATCTCCAACTTGACCCAACAAGTGCTGCTGCTGAAAAGATTAAAACAGATATGGAAGACCTTGTAGATGACTACAAGGGTGCATTGACATCCATAAATAAGCGAGCAGTTAATAAGATTGAAGCTCGTGCAGAGTTAACTAAAACTGCAGTGCCTGGATTTCAAACAATAACTTCAACTGGTACAAAACCATCAGTAGTTGCAGGCGCTAAGCCTGAGGTAAAGCCTGGTGCTTTAACTAAGACACCTTTGCCAAGCACTGGAGGCAAAACAAAGCCAGCGCCTAGTACACCTGGTGCGACTGTTGAAACACCTACAGTAACTCCTGGAGGTGGCTTCACAGATTCACAAAATGCAGCACGCTTAGCCGGAACTAAAACTCCACTAGATACTCTTCTTGCTAAGACAGAGTTCTGGTATGACCTACCTGATTATATCTTTAAGTTAGATCCTAAACTTGGTGAACTTCTTGTAGAAGCAGTAGCTACTGATATGGACCCAACGATATTTCTTTCTAAAGCAAAGTTAACTCCTTGGTGGCAGAGAAACTCTGAGTCAGTACGTACAAAGATTGTTAACCGTGAGAAGTATAATGATCTTCTTAAGGCTGGCGAAGATGTCAAGAATACCGAATACGGTATGTATCTTGGCAAGCAAATACGTTCTGTTAAAGCACAGGCAAAAGAAATTGCTGGTGTAACTCTTACAGACGAGCAAGCTCAAAGCGTTGCTCAAAAGATTTATGATGGTAATTTAGAAGATGATCCACTAGCAATCAATGCTTTGATTACTCCTTTCATTGGAAAGACAACAAGCATCGTTGGAACAGGCACAAAGCAAACTGGCTTTGGTGGTCAAGCACTACAGAACTACCAAACATTACAAGGTATTGCTAAGGCAAACGGTTTTTCTCTAAAGGATATCCTGCCCAATGTCTCTGCAATTACTGCAGGTGGCGATATTGAGACAGCAGTATTGCGTGGTCTAGCAGATGGCTCTATTGATATCAACCGTGTAGCACAAGATGCTCGTATGTTAGCTGCACAAGGACAACCACAATATGTACGTGGCTTACTTGGTCAAGGTTATGATTTAGAAGCTATCTATGCGCCATATCGTCAAACTATGGCATCTACCCTTGAGTTAGATCCCAACCAAATTGACCTTAACGATAGTACTCTTCGTATGGCTATTACTGATAAGGGTGATATGAACCTGTACGATTTTAAGAAAGCGTTACGTCAAGATAATCGTTGGCAGTACACAGGTGCTGCTAAAGAAGAAGTTTCAAACGCAGCACTTAAGGTCCTTCAGGACTTTGGATTCCAGGGGTAAATAATGGGAGCATACGAAGACGCAGCCGAAGCACGTATGGCTGCAGCAAAAGCTGCAGCAAAAGCAGCAGACATAGCAGAAAAAGCTAGAATTGCTGCAATAGGACAAGCAAGCGCTTCATCAAAGCCTTTAACCCGTGCTCAACAAGTAACTGCAGCACGCCTTGCATCATCTCCTATTGCTCAAGAAGCAGCTAGAACAACTGCAGCACTTAAATCTTTTACTGCTAAGGGTGGATTACTTGGTGTACCTGGTAGCAATATATCCTCTACTAAAAATACCGATCCAGCATCTTTGGCTAAAGTTGGAAGTAATGTTTTTCAAATGCTTGGTGGAATACTTTACTTTAGTGGTGTTCCTTTTACTGGCACCGAGGGTGGTAAAACATATAAAAATGGTGTTGAAGTTGTAACTGAAGGTGACACTGAAGATACTGAAGATACTAAAACCATTACTCAAACTGGCCTAAAATCTGCTGCACAGATTGCAGCAGAAACTGCTGCTGCAGCAGCACAAGGTGAACGTCAATCTGCCTACGACTTGCTTTATTCTCAATTTAAGCAATATGGACTAGAAGCGCTGGTTGAACCACTTAAGGGTTTAATCACAGGCGGAGCATCACCATCAGAGTTTACAATTAAACTACGTGAGACAGATGCCTATAAGAAGCGCTTTGCTGCTAATGCTCAACGTATTCAAAAGGGCCTTGCTGCTATCTCAGAGGCTGAGTATCTAGGCCTTGAAGACCAGTACCAGAACATTATGCGTAACTATGGCCTACCTGCAGAGTATTACACACGTGGTGATATGGGAATCCAAGAAGGATTCAACAAGTTTATTGCTAACGATGTATCTGCAACTGAATTAGAAGACCGTATAATGACTGCACAGTCTCGTGTTCTTAATGCTAATCCAGAAGTTCTTGCATCTCTTAAAGCATTTTATCCAGATATTACTAACGGCGATATCTTGGCTTACACACTTGATCCTACTAAGGCACTTACCGATATTAAGCGCAAGGTAACTGCTGCAGAAATTGGTGGCGCTGCTACTCAAGCAGGACTAGGAATCACAGGTACTCGTGCAGGTGAACTAGGCGCAGCCGGTATTACCAAGGCTCAAGCACAACAAGGTTTCCAGACAGTTGCAGAAGTTGCTCCACGTGGTGGACAACTAGCAGAGATTTACAAGCAATCTCCATACACACAGACAACAGCAGAAGCTGAAGTCTTTGGACTTGCTGGTTCAACAGAGGCTGCAAAGCAGCGTAAGAAATTAACATCACTAGAAACTGCCGCATTTAGCGGTAGTGCCGGTGCTGGTGCAATAGCACGAGACAGAGCCGGAGTACTATAAAGCCTGCCACTAGAACGACTGGCCTAGTGGAGCGATAACAAGACCAGAAGTAGGAGCCATACCGTTTCCCCAAACGAATATGAGGCCTATGCCAACAACTAATAGGGAGAAGGACCACTATGTCCAATTACGACTACGAGGATGACGACGACTTCACAGAAGATTCGTCTAACGATCTAGTAAAGCAACTACGCAAGGCATCAAAACAAAAAGATAAAGAACTGCAAGAACTTCGTTCTCAGTTTGAAACTTTAAGTAAGGGCCAACGCGAAAGAGCAATAAAGGATGCCCTCGCAGCTCGCGGGGTAAACAGCAAAATTGCTTCATTTATCCCACAGGATATAGACCCAACTGAAGAGTCTGTATCTAAATGGCTTGAAGACTATGCCGATGTATTCGGCATTGAAGTAAGCCAAAACCAGACACCTAATGTAAATCCAAACGATGCTGCCGCATATAAGCGTATGACAAACTCCGCAGATTCTGGTGTATCACCAGAACATAACGGAGACATTATGCAAAAACTAATGAATGCAAACAGCAAAGAAGAACTGGATGATGTTATTAGATTGTCTGGACTCTAATCCGATCCTAAACAAGAAAGGCTAGACCACAAATGGCTATCCCAACAGGTACCCCCACAACCACGTCTAGCATCAGCTCACTCGTACAAGCAGCATACGACCAGTATGTAAGAATGGCACTACGTTCCATTCCTGTTATGCGTTCATTAGCTGATGTTAAGCCCGTGCAACAGGCTATGCCAGGATCATCAGTTGTTTTCTCAATCTATTCAGATTTGGCTCAGGCTACATCTACATTGACAGAAACTTCAGATGTTTCAAGCATTGCACTAGGTAACCCATCACAGGTTACAGTAACACTGAACGAATACGGTTCAGCAGTTACAACAACAAAGAAGCTAAACCTAACTTCTTTCAACGATGTTGATTCAGCTCTTGCTGACATCATCGCTTACAACGCAGCAGATTCTATTGACAACGTAGTAGGTCAGGTCCTCTCAGCAGGAACTAACGTGATCTACTCAAACGGTCCATCAGGAACTGTTCCAACTGCATCATCAGGAATTCTCCCAGTAGACACAATGACAGTTGCGGATATCCGTAACGCTGTTGTATCACTACGCACAAACAAGGCATTGCCTCGTATGGGTGAACTATATGCTGCATACCTACACCCACGTCAGTCAGCCGATCTTCGTGCTGAAACTGGTACAGGTGGCTTCCAGGAGCTAACAAAGTACGTTGAGCGTACACCGTTCGTTGCTGGTGCAGTAGGCGTTATCGAAGGCGCTTTCATCGTTGAGACACCACGTGTCCTAAACGGTCTAAAGTTGTCAACAGGTATCACACCTACAGTGTCAATCACTAACAGTGCATTGACATCAAACGTTGCAACAATTACTACAGCAGTTGCTCACGGTCTTGGCGTAGGCCAGGTCGTAACAGTTGCTTGCGTAACTGCAACAACACTTAACGGTACATTTACAATCGCATCTGTACCATCAACAACAACATTTACCTATGCACTGACAGCAACTAACGTTACTTCAGCAGCAGACACAGGTACTGTTACATTCACCAACAACTACCGCGCAATCGTCGCTGGTCGTGAAGCATTGGCTGAAGCACAGGCTGCAGATATCTCAACCGTTATCGGTCCAGAGATTGATGCGCTACGTCGTTTCCGCACAATCGGTTGGTACTACTTCGGAGGCTTTGCACGCCTTCGTGAAGCTGCGCTCTATCGCATTGAGTCAGCCGCAACAAACGGATAATTCCGCTAGTGCAACGGCAGGGGTGGGGTCAAACCCACCCCTGTCACTTAGGAAAGGTTGGATATGGCATACACACTAATGACTCCCTACCAGTGGCAAACTTGGGGAACGGACTATAACGAGTTCACTCCATACTCACGCCTTGCAGGTCGTCGCTTTAATGGTGGCACCATTGATGGAGCTATTGCTCCTAGTATGACTGATATCCCACGAGGACAGACTTTAATTGTTAATGGAACTACAGTAACTGCTACGTTGACTCCAAGCCAAGATGATCTAGCAGCAGCTAGTTATTACTTCCTTGGTGGACACGAGTACGAGATTAGCGACTACCAGGCAGGTGTGCTTACTGCTGCAGGATATGGAAGTTGGTTAACTCCAGTATGAGTTTACATAGACGCACCACGCATCTTGAGTATGTAGAAGATTGCTTTGGTTGCAAAGTGGGAGAACTAGAGTTGAGCGTAGGTGTGGCAAACCACAGAGAACTACCTACTGCTAAGCAACACGATAGGGAACTACAGTCCTATTACGATGCAACACGGCAAGGTATAGAACCTCGTTCAACAAAGAGCAAAGATATAGATGCAGCAGTTAAACTTTCCAACGAGGCTGGTAAGGCTTTCGATGGGATCTCAATGACCTTCAAAAACTAAGGAGAAGCAATGCCAAACGTAGGTGGAAAAGAATACCCATACACAGCAAAAGGTATGGCAATGGCTAAGATGGCAGCTAAGAAGACTGGCAAGAAAATGATTAAGAAGCAGGTTAAGAAGATGGGGAAGAAGAAGTAATGGAAAACTACGAAGAAGACATCACAAAGTACCCAACACCTGACAAGCAATATGATGGTGCTAAGAAGTATGAGACATACGAATCACTCCAAACCGGTGCGATGGGTAAGTCTGCTAAGTAATGGCTAAGTCTCCAGCGTGGCAAAGAGCAGAGGGTAAGAACCCCAAGGGTGGCCTGAATGCAAAAGGTCGTGCCTCTGCCAAAGCTGCGGGTATGAATCTCAAGCCTCCAGTTAAGAAGGCCGAGGCTGCTAAGTCTCCTAAGTCTGCAGCTAGGCGCAAGTCTTTCTGTGGTCGTATGTGTGGGATGAAGGCAAAGAACACTTCTAGTAAGACAGCTAAAGATCCGAACTCAAGAATTAACAAGTCACTTCGTGCTTGGGATTGTAGTTGCAAATGAAGAAGACAGCATTCTGGGATAAACCAAATCCTAAAAAGAAATCAAAGGCGCTAACGCCAAAGCAAAAGACTGCAGCAAAGGCACGGGCTAAGGCAGCAGGACGACCATACCCAAATCTAGTAGATAACGCTGCAGCAAAGAAAACCAAGAAGAAGTAAAGGAGATATAGGTGGCACTAGGACAGTACGGCACAACGTTATTAGATGAACTTAATCGTTTGGCTAATGGTGGCACCTATCGAACACCAGGAGCAATGGTTGGTGAAGCACTTGCTGCTCGTCAATGGGCAGTGGCACGTTCAGTATCTACAAACTTAACAGACACAGTGGGAGTTCTCAATGCGATTGCGGGTACGACTGACACTAATCGTCTTGATTACAACGGTGTATGTAATCTCATCGCTGGTACTTTTCAACTACCTGCAGCGCAAGCTCTCAGAGCGGTGTCATCTTGAGTGCTAAATATAACCTAGTCTGTGACCAAGCAACTACATTTAACTTTCAGTTCCAGATACTTAACGACCAAACTCCTTGGAGTTTAGGTGGTTACACTGGCACTATGACTGTTAGACCATTCGTTGGTGCATCTACTACAACTGTAGTTGCAACCACAGAAAATGGTGGTATGACTTTAGACCAATCAACAGGTCGAGTCACAGTCACATTTAGCGCTACAACTACAGGCGCTATTGCAGCAGGTCGTTACTCATATGACCTAGTACTTACATCTGGTGTAACAGTTACCAGAATTTTAGAAGGCAAATTTATTGTGACAGGAGCTGTAACTACGTGAGCACAATAATTGTTATTGAAAACATTACGCCACAAGTGGCGGTAGAACTTTCACAAGATCAAGGTCCTCAAGGCGGCGAAGGTGCCACTGGCCCAACAGGACCTTCTGGTCCTGCGGGAGCAACAGGACCAGACGGTGCTACAGGTGCAACAGGTGTAACTGGCGCTACTGGTACGACAGGAGCAACAGGTGTTACAGGAGATACTGGACCGACTGGGCCGACAGGTACCACGGGTCCTACTGGAACTACAGGCGCCACGGGCGACACAGGCCCTACAGGAGCAACGGGTCCAGAGGGAGTTACAGGTGCAACAGGACCTGTTGGCGCTACAGGCGTCACGGGAGCTACTGGACCTACGGGACCAGTTGGAGCAACTGGAACGACAGGAGCGACAGGTGCGTCAGGACCTTCGGGAGCGATTGGCCCACAAGGGGTAACAGGCGATACAGGCCCTACAGGATTAACAGGAGCCACAGGATCTACAGGTCCAGTCGGTGCTACTGGTCCAGTAGGAGCCACAGGCCCACAGGGTGTGACTGGAG